ACCTAACATTAGATTCTTAACATCTCTATCTTCCATAAAGAGTTTTCTAATGTCATCAACATTTTTTCCGGGATCTATAATATCCATGTAGATACCCCATGCTGCTGCGTTCATTTCTTTGGCACTAAATCTCACACCATCTACACTAGCATCAAATCTACCAGCCATTCTAGCAGCTTCTCCTACACCCATCACAGCATCACGACTTGTTGCCCCTACCATAAGACCTTTACGTCTCATAGAATCTGTAATTATAGGTGCTGGATCTCCCTTAGATGTACCATTTTTTATAGCTGTAGTATCGGCTATATTACGTGCTACGTTACCGGGAGGCACACTTTGTTTTGCTTTAGCTGCATCGTCAAGAAAGTCTGCATTTAAGTCAGGATCTAGTCCGTTAATGTTAAGCTCTAACTGTTCGTAGTTGTTAGCAGTTTTTCTTTCAATAGCTGCTTGATTTTCTACATTCTCTAAGTACTCGTATCTACGGTAGTAGTCATCCATATTATCAATGTTAGCTAAAGATTCCTCTAGTGCTATCTTCTCATTGATAAGCTGTTGCTCCATGCCTCGACTTAGATTCTTATTACCTAATGATAATAACTCATCAATCTCAGCAATACGTATAAGTTTGTCAGGATCACCACCCATGTTAATGTTAAGCTGCTTGTAAGCTTGTGCAGTTTCATCTTGTGGTATCATCCAGTCCATAGTCTTGTGACCACCCTTGATGTCAAGAAATGCTCCAAGTACACTACCAACTATACTAAATGGTGCAGACTCTAACATGTTTTTACCCTTTCTTACACCGGGGCTGTCACTTGTAGTTGTCTGGAATATCTTTGGTAATGGTAATCTACCTTTTGGTCCAAATGTATCAGGAAAGAATTGTACCAGTGTATCAGTCAAAGTGTCATCTTCACCGACATCACTTAAACCTAATACAGCTACATCTCCCATTCCTTGTGCACCTAAAGTAGCTGATAGTTTTGTAAACCAAGGCTTACTAAATAATGCACCACCAGCTAATCTAGCATTAAGCTGTCCTTGTATTGCGTTACCAGTTAAGATAGATGGCAAGACAATAGAGGATATACGTCTGATACCTTGATGTGTAGGATTATCAAGCATTGTAGCTTTATCATACTTTTCATCTATATTGTTAAAACCGGGTATAATAGTACCAGCCGCATCCATTACAAAGTCAGCTAAACCTAAACCCGGTGCAGATAGACCTTGAAAAGTATTATCTAGAATCTTAATTGGGTTATTAGAACCATATAAACTTGTTGCATTTTTACGTTGATTCTGTCTAACTTCAGCAGTAGACATACCAAAGTATTTCTGGTTAAATTCTTCCTGTGCTTTATCTCTTTCGTCTCCTTTCATTTTCCACCACTTGTCATATTCATCTTTCATGGTGGTATGGTTGTCCTCTATAGATAAGTCTACAGAGCTATTACCAAACTTGTATCCGAAAGGAGCAGGGTATACAGGTTTGGCTTCTTTGGGTTCTTTCTCCTCTTCGACACTTTGAATAGCATCACCAAGAGAATATTCTTCTTGTTCCATTAGTTCTGTAGTAATTCTCTATTTTTAGCATTTAGTAAAAACTCCCACGCAGGCATATCAAAATTATTCTCAATAGATTCTACACATACTTGCAAAGCTTTCTGATTATTTGTTAAGGTACCTATAGCTGGAGCAGATAGTTCAGATATATTTTCTAAACACCATCTATCACCACCCCATTGCATTACAGACTTTTTAGTCTTAGCAGATGTTTCAGCTATATTCTTAATACCATTTACAAAGTCTTCTTTAGGTACACCATTTAAAGTGTTCTCTTCTAATAGGTGTTGTAATAAACGATTATTTGTATTACCTGTTTTTAGCAAGCTATAAATCTGTGCATCTGATATTGTAGGTTTTTCTGATACTAAGTCTTCTCGTACTAAATCTACAAGACCTTCTAATCTCTGAGCTCTTCTTGTATTACCTAGTGTAGCATCTATCTCAAAGCTAGTAATATTACCAAAGTTCTCCCCAGCAAATGCCATGAATATAACTTTGTTAGTAGCTCCTGATTTACCTCGTTTCTGTTTGTATTTACCAGATCCACGATAGTCATTGGTAAAGTTAGTTAAAACTCCGTTAACATATCCTAGCTCTTTATCAACTGCTGACTTAGCTCTGTTATATCTTTCTTCAGCAGTTCCGTTACGATCAGCTGCATACCTTGCAAGTATATCAGATCGTATATACTGGGCTAAATTAGATGCTGATGGACCAGAACTTTTATCTAGTGCACCATCTCTTTCTACTTCTTTAACTATGTCTTCTGTAAGATCACCTAAGTATTTATCTAGTTCTATCATAGGTACACCTAGATGAGCAGATAAATCATTTAAATCTTTATAGATACTTCCTAAAGCTTGTGGGTTACCAGCTGATATAGCTTGTTGTTCGTTAGGTAATGCAGCCCATGCGTGATATATTAATCTAGTATCACCACTTTTATATGCTCTGACAATAGTAGAGTTTAAAGTTTCAGCATTAATATACTGACTCTTAAATCCTAGACTACCAGCAAATAGTTCTCTAGCATATGGATTACCATTAGATGCTTCCCAGTCTGCAAAAAATGCGTCAGGATTATCTTTATAATATCCATCATTCATTCTCTGCTGATACTTAAGTGCATCATTTTGATTCCTAGCTTTGTTTAGAGTTTCTTGATCTTTTGTTTTCTTTCTAAATCTGTCAGCAAAGTCATCAGCTAACTCTTGTTTTAGATATGGAAACTTAGCAAGTATATGATTTTTAGGTGTATCTTTGTCAGCACCGGGTATCAGATATCCGTCCTGATTTTCAGGTGTAACACCCATGACATGTTCTAGAAATGTCTGAAAGTCATTGTAGTTATCCATCTCACTCTTTGCCCATCCTACGATGTTAGCTCGAGTGTTAGGTACAGTAGGATTAGAGTATGATCCGTCTCGGTTTTGTACAGGTCTAGCATTAACACTAGCTATAGCATCAACAAACAGTGCATTCTTTCTATTGTAAAATGCTTTCTTTACACTTTGAAATTCAGCATCGCTATCAAAGTCTGCACGTGTAAACTGTGCTTCACTATTCATAGACAGGGCTTTGATACGCTCACTAAAACTATTTATAACTTGTGTGTTACTTTCATAATCATCTGCAAGTGTCAGTTGATGTTGAGCTGTAAAACCTTTTTGTCTATATAAGTTTTGTAATTGAAGACCTAGTTCAGATTTAGGGTTTATGCCGTTTTGTTTCATAAACTCTTGAGCACGAAACTGATATAGACCTACGACATTTTTCTTGTCTACAACTATACCATTCTGCTCAAGAAACTTTCTAAAGTCACGTTCATAACCATCGAACATTTTTTTATGCTGCATAAGAACTATGTCCTTATTAACAGGATTATTAGATTTATTTACATGTGTTAAATAATCAAAATCTTGTTTAGCATCAAGGCTACCAGTTTTTAAAAACTTTTGTACGCTATTAAAACGCTTCTGTGAGAAATCAAGAAAGTCAACTTTACCTTTTGCTTTCTGATATACTTTGCTTATACTACCGACTGTACCATCAGCTAATTCTTTTTCATACTCAGCTATACCAGCTTCTGTCTGAAAGTAATCTATAGCATTCCCGATTGCTTTTTCTACATTAGCAGCAAGCGTAGGGGATAACTTCCCCCACGTCTTTGCTATCTCTTGCTGTTCTTTTATCTTAACCTTAAAGTTATTTTGCTGTGTTATGTTATTACGCTTCAGTGCGTCAGCTCGTAACTTCTCAGGTGTTTCTACTTCTATTTGACGTTTAAGTTTTCTGTTAGCTTCTGCTACTTTAGCAGCTCTATCTAAACCTGTACTGTAAGCGGCATCAAATAGTTTTTGTTGATTTTTTTGTTGTTCTAAAGCTTGAGTCTGTGTCTGCGACTGAATCTGCATGGCTCGTAAGCCGTCTTCAAGCTTTGGTATTTGTTTACTTCCCCGAGCGTACTTGGTTAAGTATTTCTTTGTTGCCATTAGCTGTTGTTATAAATATTTGTAATGGATTTTGTATTGTTTTGGAACATACCGCCAACTGTACCAGCTATACTACTAATTGTTGTACCCCATACCTGTGCAGATGCAGCTGATGGTGATACCATAGCTCCCTTAATAGGCTCAGGTCCAAAGTCATAATCTTCAAATACTCTTGGGTATAAGAATGTAGCTTGTGGTGTTGGTAGTGGTGCAACAGGATCTGGTAGGACACCGGGGTCTAACATCTTAGATGCGTATGCGTTAAGATCTTGTACCGTACGTTGTGTTCCAATAGATTGTAATGCACTTTGTGTTGCTGCTGTAGCATTGTCAAGAGACAGGTTAAGTAAAGACATAGCTGTAGACGCTTTTAATGTTGCTACACTTTGTGCTTTATCTATAGTTTTACCTGTTTGACCTCGTGCTCTAATCGCACCCTCAGCTTCGATAGCTTCTAAGTACGCATCATTTTGTTGATATCTATTTTCTGTTTCTATTTCTCGTAGCTGACGTCTCTCGTCCATACGAGCAGCTCTTTCGTTATCTGCATTAATACCAAGCTGATTATAGAATATATCTTCAGACTTAGCATACATACGATCATTCAGATCTTGATTTCTGTCACGTATCTGTAAGTTATAATTATAGGTACGTAAGTTTGCTGCATCTTTATGTGCTGCAATCAAACCTTCTTGTCTAGCTTTCTCTTCTATTTCTTGTACAGCATAGTTACGTTTAGCAATAGCTGATTGCTTTGCCATGTCCCATGCTTCTAGGTCATATTGATATTGGGCTTCGGTTGCAGCATTTTGTGTTTCAGCAGCACCTTTGGCTGCTTTTTCTTGCTTTCTGCCAGCATATAATTGTAAGCCAAGCCCTACTATCGGGGCTACAAAATTAAGCATTATGTTCTCCTGTAAAATCTAGGTGAGTATATTCCTTCCCACATCATAGAGTTTAGAGAGACAGGGAACGGCGAGTCGTTAAATAATCGTAGTGTAAAGTTATCTGTTTTCTGGTGTATAGGTAATGTAAATATAGTCTGATCTGATACAGCGATATCGTTAGCTAGATATTGGTCAGCGTTGATAACTGGATTAAGGCTGTACCACTCTTCAAGATATATAAGTATCTTTACACCATTACCCGGTGCAGAGTTAAATGTAATCTTAGGTACAGTACCACTTGTTGTATCTACAGTAAATGCTGTAGTTACCACGTTGTTAAGTTTAACTTTGATCTGGTCATCATCTACATAGCTTAGGTCTTCATCTATCCAGTTAAATACTGTAGTAGATCCATCACCTGTATACTCACGTTTACCTTGACGTATACCTTTAGACTTTAGCTTGAAGCCCATAACTCCTGATAATCCTACAGCAAACTTCATACGAGCTATTGTAAGATTCGCAGTAAAATCACTACGCTTCATTTCTTGATCTATTTTGTAGTAAGTCTTAGGTAGTATCACATCAAAGTCATATTTATATCCTACTATAACATCACTAGCTACACTTGTTAAGTTTTTAAATGGTACCTTAAAGTATGTATTACCACCTTCTACTACACGCTCTGGAGATATAGTAAATCCAGATTCAATAAATTGACCTGTAGCTGTAGTACCTTTAATAACTATTACAGGTGTTAAATTAGTTGCATCATTATATGGTATAAAACATTTAGAAAACTCACCAGCTGTGTCAAATGTAACAGAGCTAGCTGTAGCATATAAGTCTATACATGGATTAAGTCTCTGACCATCATTATTAACAATAATAGCATCTTCTGGACTTTGACTAAGACTAGCTTTACTAAGTGTAAACTGTCCACCTTGTTTTGTTACAGCAAAAAATTCGTCAGAATCTGCTGCTATAGTCTGTACATTACCCGGTCCTTCCCAGTTAAACCATGTTTGTAGTTTAACATCTTTACCTTCTGTATACTGTCTAAAGAAATATATGTATCTTGAACTCTGTCCTGAGAACGCAATAAACTGGTTCTGAGCACTTGAGATTAATGTATCGACTGATGATGGTATCCATTCGTTTACAACTCTACCAATGTCAGCTACTTGTGGGTTTTCGTTTTCTCCACGTGTGACCATAGCAAAGACCCTTGTATAACTAGGGGTTTTACTGATAAAGTTAATTGTAGTACCAGTATCAACAGGGTCAATAATCGTATCCATCTCATAGTTAGCTATCGTACGTATAACTGTTTTAGATGGTGTAAGTATACCATCAGCAGATCCCATAAGAAACTGCTGGTTAGCACTAAATAGTACAAGACCTTGAGTAGATGGTATTACACTATGAAGTGCAACCGGTTTAACTGTACTAGCACTAAGATCAATAGGATCTGAGTCTGTAATAGTCTGTGCAGATGTATGATAGAAGTTAAAAAACTTAGCTGACTGACTTAGAATTACAGTGTCAGCAGATAAAAACCCGAGTCTATTGTTGTGAAAGAATGACTGAGTTATTTTGTTACCTACAAATGATGGATGATCGTTAGTCTCATCATCACCTACAGCTCTTGGCTCATATGTTATACGTTGAAATGTAAAAGCATTGACACCTGTGTTTACTAGCTCATGCGGCATAGTAGAATTATCAAGTCCTGTAGATAAAGCTGGAGATAATGTTTCTTCGTAGTATCCCGGTCCAGATGTACTATTGTTAGCTACATATTTTAGAAAGTATGCTGATGTTAGTGCACCACTGTTAACAACTTTAATCACATGATTATGTACTGACTCAGTAGGTAACTCATCTAATGTAGCAACCTGATCTTGAAATACATTTAGCTGATTATTAAACGGACCAGCTGTACCTGTAAGTGAAAACGAAGTACCTGTACGTACTAAACGTAAGTTGTCCTTTAGTTTAGTGACTGTTAAGTTAGCTATATTTAAAGCATCTATACGATTCTTAAGCTCTGTTAAAACTTGATCGTATGTTGTAGTACTACTTGATGTATATGTTGGTATAGCTTGACCAGCTACACTTACATTATATGTAGTATCTATTGATGTACCTGTAATCTTAATTGTCCCCTGTCTATTACTGTTAAATCCGGGGTCAGGTAACTTAGCTACTGTTGTAGTTTTATTTGTAATTATAGATTTATCTTGTATAGTAAGTACATCATAATCTGTACGTGCTCCTGTAAGGTACGCCTGTGCCCCTGTACCATAGGTGATATTAGCTGGTGCAAAGGTTACAGCGTTCCATATAGCAATCGCTCCTGTAGAGCCTCCTACGGCTGGTGTGATGCAACCTATATATTTTTCTGTTTCAGTTCTTGATATAAAGAACCACTTTGAGTTGTCATATGTGGTGCCTGTACCTAGATTACCAATCCACTGAAACCCCGGTCTTTTTGTAAGACCAAAGGTTGGATCAGGATAGCCGTTGATGCACTCCTCGACTTGACCGGGAAGTTTCTTATCATCAGATTGTCTAGATACTCCACCAAGATAATCGTCAACTCGCTGAGTTACTGCTGGCATTATCGTTGTAAAGCGTGAAATGGTTGATAGCTTTGATAGTAGTTTTGTGAATCTTGTGGATGTCCAAACATAGTGAACTGTCCTTGTGATGTTTCGTACTCCATAGCCAAAGCTCTTTGTTGTACTTCTTGTTGTTGTAGGCGTTTGTATTGATCGTCGTCTCCTACAATTCTACCAGATACAATCGTAGCAGCTCTAGATGTTATGTAGTTACGTATCGGTTCTGGTAAATCTACAAAGTCAAACTCCCATATTATATCACATTCTAGTTCATCGACATCCCATGTGAATGTATGATTTTGTCTGTCGTATAATTTACCTGATCTCCTCACAGCACTGAATGTCATGTTTTGTGAGTTCTCTGACAATTTAATTTGTATTATGTTATTAGGTATAACAATCTGCTTGTCAGTATTTGTTGGTATTTTGTAGTGGTACTCCTTGTTAAAAGTCCATCCTTCAGATTGTACCTCTCGTGACACCTGTAATAGGGTAGCATAGGCAATCGCAACTTCCGGGTTGGTTTGGTCTAGTGTAGTTACAGGAGCCTGACCACAGGATGTAAGTATTTGATTTATAGCTGGTAATTCTTCAGCAGCATTTGTGGTTGGAAAAGGCATAATAAAAAAGGGGAGCCGAAGCTCCCGTATAAAAAATAAAAATTAAGCGTTAGCTGGGTATGTTGTACCGAATGCAGCGTTACCTGTAGATCCGACAGCAGCA